TTATCCTGAAAATAACGCCCCACCAGCCCAGGCGTGGGTGCTACGTTAGCAGTCAAGCCCGCCCGTTCCGCGATTTCCGAAACGATGTCGCTAGCGCGCTGATTTTGGCAGGTGCCAGAATATTGTGAGCGAAAAAACCGAGCGGCGAAATCGCGGCCATGAAGCGCGGCGCTGCCACGAATTGGGTCGAGGCTTACCGAATCGACGTCGCCGGTTACCAACGAAGCGGTCGCGCCGTCCACTGAAAAAAGAACCTCGGCTATCATCGGGCAAGTGGACCAGACGCTTGCATTATCCTCACACAACGCGGCATTGACGGTAAATCGCGCGGCGCCAAGAAAAAGGTCCGCTGAGACTTCAACCGATTCAACGCCGGCAAGGGCGTACCCATTGATCAGAACGATTGCACTTGGCTTGGGCATGTCAGCTTGTCCCAGAGTAGGGCGTCGATGCCGCCTGCGGCAGCACGATCGTCGTCACGCCCGCCAGCCAGGGATCCTCGATGGCATTCAGGTTCGCGATCTGATCCCATTGCGTGGCGTCGCCGAGGTAACGCGCCGCTAGATGAAAGAGCGTCGTCGCACAAACGGAAATGGTCTGCATTTCAGCGCTCGCTGTTCAGATTCGATGATGCACGGGCAATAAAGCCGCGCGCTGCGCTCAAATTGGCCAACGTGCCGGCGGCGGATGCAATGGCGGCTAGGTCATCCGTCGCAAGCGCGCTGCCGGCGGCCGCGATCCCAACATCGGTCGCTGCAGTAACCTGACCGATTGCGGCCAGGGCTGTCGCGTTGTCCAATGTCCCTTGTACGCCGGAATCGGGGGGCGCCAGCGCCGCCACAACGCCGCTCATATCGGTGAAGCTAGAGGCCTCGGTCACGTCCGCGCTAATAGCGTAGTTCGCGGCTGGCAGTGGCCACATCGCGGTGTTGCCCGCGGGATTAGCCACAACGCAACGAATGTAATACGGGATCCACCAGGCATTGCGGAACGTGAAGTTGAGTTCGGCGATCAGAACAGGAAACTGGAAGCCATGCCACTCTAGCGGAATGACTGCTCCCGCGCAACGCAGTGTATCCAGCGTCACAACGCGCCCGTTTGCGTCACCGCCGGCAAGAATACCGCTCCAAGATATATCGGCCGCATCCGGGCCCAGCACATCAACAATGCGCCCGCCGCCCGGAAGGCGGTGCACAACCATGTTTTGACGGCCGCCAAAGCGCAGGCCTGATGGCACTTCGAAGCCTTGCAGTTCGACACCGCCAAGCATCACGCTCATGCTAAAAACCTATCATTCGGCCAGCAGGAAAGGGGCTGCGCGTCGGATCGAAGCCTGGCCCGCTGCTAGCTGGCCGACCGGCCTGCTCCGCGAGCGTACGCGCGAGCCATCGCCCCATCAGCGCTCCATCAAGATAAACGTCGCCGTGGACACCTTGCGAACCCGCTGCGTCGGCGCCATTCTGGTCCGTCGCTGATGTTAATTCCCGCGGATCTGTCGCCGCCGCTTGCCCGCGCACCATGGAACGAGCGCTTGGCGAACCGCGTCCGCTCGTAAAGCGGTCATTTCGTTCCGCCACGGTCGGGCCGATGTGCGTCTGCATCACCGGGGCATCGGCGCCATGACCTGTCGAAAGCGCCATTCTTTGCCACGCCCCGCGCTCCCGGCGAGTGGGTGCCAGTCCGTGCGTAGTAAGCCGCTGTGCCGTCGGTTGTGATAGAAAAATGCCTCGATCAGCCTGTCGGGTCCGCAGCTGATTGGTGCCGCTTAGGGAAGCCGGTAAGCTCCTCGGCACACCGCAACCTGCGGGGGCACCGCCCAACCTGGCCCCACGCATCAACAGGCCACCCTGGCTTGCACCGGTGGACGTCGCAGTCCCGATTGCCGATTTCGGGCGTGGTGCATCACCGACTACAGTCGCCAGCCGCGCACCCACCGCCATCGTGACCACGGCACCTAACTCGGTCTGCGCTTTATTGCGCCCGACGTCCACGGTGGCATTGGGCGTCTGCCCGCGGGCGGCTGACTGTCCGCGCGTTGATTTTGCGAACGCCGCGGTTGAGCGTTTCACGCCCAAAGCTCGGGATATCTGCGAAAGCCGCTGCGCGCTAACCGCGCCGCTTTTTAGAGTCGGCGGCCTTTCGCCCCATCCCCCGTGCGCAGGTGCGGAATCGCCTCCGGCCGTGAGCAAAGCCGCGGTCACCCCGCGTCGCACGCGGGGCACGACATCCCGACTAAGCGCAACGCTATGCTTGACGCCGGCGCGCGCCACACGCAATTGCCGCAAGGACATCTTTGTGTCACCGCGGCCTTTCAGCCCCAGCCGAACCACCTCACTGAGACGCTGGGCCCAAAGCATGCCTGTGCCTTTGAATTATGAAGGAGGCCGTCGGAGCCGGGTGGGCAGGTGCGCGCCAATCACGCATCGGCCCATCGCCGTTCTGTCCAGTCAAAAGTCAGACCGTCCAGTCCGCCAATCGCAACGATCCATGCCAGCCGCTCGTCCTTTGGCAACGCAAACGCCACGTCAAAAGGCACCCCGTTCCTGATCAGGTAGAGGCAATCGATCAGGTCGGGGTGCCTACTGAGTTTCCCGCGAAATCGCCATTCGGCGCGGGCTCCGATTCCTCAAACGCGGCAGCCACGGCTTCAATGCCATCATCACCCAGGCGCTTTACCAGCGCCTCCAATTGTGCCTCATTGACTGGCGCAGGCACCGGAACACCATCGATCTCGGTTACCGAGGACGCCAATATCGCCATTCCGAGATAGGGTGGGTTCTGTGAGAGTTCAGCGCCAATGGCTTTAAAAATCCTCAGCCGGTCCAGCGCTGTTGGCCGTCTCATTACGATGCTACGGCCAGCGAGGTCGGTGGTCCGCATCAACGTGTATGCGCCCGCGACAAAACGCTGTGCAGCAGTCTCGCTCATAGCCGCTGCCTTTGTGTTGCAAAGAATTCCAGTTTCTGTTTCACGCTTGCGTCTCCCTTCCAGGAGCCGGAATTCGCGAGTCGGAATACGACGCCATTATACTGGTATGTCGACGTCGACCCGTCCACCTCGGTCACGTACTGGTATATCGTTCCTGCAGGCAGCGATCCTTGCGCAAAAAATGCCTGTTCCATTGCCGCTATAAAGTCATCGACAGCGCTCGTTCCACGTTCCACCTCGAAGCCGCCCTCCCAGCCCTTGGGCAGTTCGGCTCCCATCGGCACGCCATCCAGGCGATCCAACCGTATCGACTGCGTGACTTGGTGGCTTTCAAAGCCGGTTACGTAGGTCAGATCAACCCGCCCGAATGGCCCCATTACCACCAACTGGCAGTCGCGACCGATCGAAAAAGAATTAATTGGCATCATGGCTTCCTTTCAAAGGCCAGCCGGCTAACGTGCAGTGAGCGATCAACCTTTTTGGCAAATCAACCGCGGCAGTTCGCCGCTTGGGTCTGCATCGTCAGCCTGCGCCCGAAGGAAGAATCTGCCGCTGCACCAGAACTGTCTGTCCACCCTCAACATTTACAATGAACTTCTCGTTGATGCCCTGGAACACGACCTGGGCGTCGCTCTGCACATATCCAAGGCTGGTCCGTGCCAGGGGGTTGTTGCTTGCATCGCATATCACGGAGAACGGCACGCTGCCGTCCGCCTGCTTTGCGAGGATACCCTGGCTCAAGAGAGCTTGCAGGAAACTGATCTGAGTCGATCGGATGCGTTGAAACAGGCTCGAATTGATCACCTGTCCCACAAACGGCCCCATGCCCGCCGCCAGCGTCGCTGCCAGGTAATTTGTCATCCGGCTATAATTGTCGCCATTGGTGGCTGGATTGCTCGACGAATTGTGCCCCACCCGAATGCCCCAAAATGCCCCACCCGGCTGTGGATTGGCGATCACATCTATCCCAGCCAGAACCAGCGTTTGCAGATCAGCGTCACTATAGGTTGTGCTTTGGCCGCTGCCAGGAAGGCCTGCCCGCTGCGTGCCGATAACGCTGTAAAGCGGCTTGTTAAGTCCCGACTGTTCTGGCGAAAGATTAGCCAGGCGCCCGGCAACAAAGCCGTGCGGCGACACCAGCCGTGTAATGCCGTTTGTCTGATCCGCCCAATAAACCCAGTCGCCGAACATATATTTCGCGGCGAAGCAGTCCAATCCGCTTTGTTGTTTAACCGCCACGGCATTGCTGATTGTATCGCCGGCGGGTCCGGTCAGGATCATGTAAATGCCCTCGCCGAGGCCAAACGCCGCCTGGGTGGTCCACTGTGTCGGGTCGTCCGTATCAGCCAGCACCGCAAGGCTGCTGCCCTGGCCGCGCAAGGCGTACATGCCGCTACGTGGAGTGACGTCCACGCCCACCAGCGTGGCGGCTGTGATCGTCGTAGCGCCATCTGTGCCGCCTAAAAGCGGTTGGTTCGAAATG